CCGGTTACTTCAAAGGTGTCTCCAACCGGGTTATTAAAAAACACATATGTTCAAGTAGGATTCTTGAACGCCTTTCGGTTTATATGCATTTCGGAATTTCCCCGTCGAGAAACATCCTTGAAGTAATCAGTGTGCTTGACATCTGATTTTCGGAATCCTCCGATTCCTTCTGTAAAAACACTCATGTCGAATGTCGTCAAACGAGGTGCTCTAAAAACACCAAGTTTTAAGTCATCCGCAAAAGCAGTAAAAATTTTCAGCTTCTCACCAGTTGTGATGATACTAAGAGTACCCGAAGAAATGGGTGCTACTTGCTGAGTTTTTGTCGTATAACAAAAATTGAAATGGCTCTGAAAGGGGGCAGATACGTCAATATATCCTTGTCCGCTCAAAGGGTATAAGACTTCTCTAGGATATAAGCCTGTGAATGCTGTAGATGATGTTATTTCCAAATCACGGTATTTAAAAACTCCATGATTCATAGCATCAACAATCGGAACTCCTGGTAGAGTTGGATCGAGGTTCATAAAAGGGGCAAATAATACTTGAGGTAACTTTTCACCTTCAGCGAAAATTCTATACTTGACACCTCCAGCCCAACCTGCAAAAAGATCAGTCCATTGGGATCTTGGTTCAACTGAGAAATTTTTGACTGTATAAGTCACTGAATCCTCAACAAAACTAGACTCAACAATGAATGAATCTCTTTGCTTATCCTCCGCAGGAACCATCCCAACATATCGTCTACATAATTCTATAACATCACTAGGCGTGTACTCGAATTTGCGTCCTAATTCCAATTTACAAGGCAAATTTCTCCGTTCAGCCGTATGCGTCGTAGTCAATGTAGTTTCTTCAATATTGTCTATGTTATCGCTAGTCTCAGCTTTTTCTTCTTGTATTACTTCAACATCTGGGCCTTGTGCTTCAAATCTTACTTTCTTCTTACTCGTTCTTACCGCTGGTCTTATCTTTATTGGATACTCTAACACTTTTATAGTAACCCAATACATCCAATCCTCAACAGCTCCTCCTTCCATAAGGAATGTAACATCATGATTTTCACTGACCATAACATTCTTTATGGTATCATCTCTACTAATCGACTTCGTACCATCCTCATTGTTAATTTCCACAACAGCTTTTCCAGATGTTAAGATGTCATAAACAAATGTGCTATATGGTGCAGTTTCACCAATCCAAGTTGTTTGTTCAGCTGGATATCTGAGAACTGTACCATCATACGGAGCAAACAATGCTTTAGTCCATCTATTCAACGGTGGAAAATAGTGTTGAAATTCATAAACAGAACGTGGTGTATACAAAAGCTGGTTATTCCAAGAAAATGGTGAAACGGCTCTAGGAACTGCTAACTTCACGTTTTCAAAATGCATAAATGCCAAAAGGTCATAATAAGGTGCTACAGTATCAGGTGCAACTAAGCCATTATTCACAACCAATGCAAAAGTACCCAAAGAGTAATTCTGCACTGGGTCAATCGATCCCTCTCCTTCATAAGTACGTACAAACTCCGTTTGGGCATTAAAAGGTATTACTAACTTCCCAACGTAATTCGTTCCGTTCTCATTCGTGGAGAAAGAGATAATAGATGAAAGACTAACCGAGGTTGAACCTTCCACCACATCTGGTGCACCATAGGCTACTAAAGCTTGGACTCTCGATGAAGCAAACTTAGTTATACACCCAATAAAGGTTATAACTATGTCTGCCCTCCAAAAATGGAACGCATTTAACATGCATAACGTCAAAGGTATTCCTGTGCCTTCAGCTACTCCTAACCTTGAATTCAGGGCCATTTTCATCAAAACAGTCTCTGGAATTGCATTCTTCGTCACTCTCTTCGTGGTCAACAAACAGTCTTTACTAAGAAGATTAGCAAATTTTGTTTCTTCAGGCATAAAAATTTCGCCTGGTTCTCGAGAGAGAGCAGAAGGATACAGCTGTAAATCACGTGTAGGTCTTACACCGTGAGAAACTGCCATTCCAGGGAATGCTTGCTCAATAGGTATTGCACCTGAACTCAAAGGGGGATTGTCAAAAGGCACTGGCACAGACACATCTGGTGATATATCTTGTTTGGCACTCGATCCTCCACTCAAATGAAAATCTTGAACAGGCAAATCACCGCCAGCAGTGAAATTTGTATTATTCACTACTGAACTGGAATTACCTTGAGCCTCAAAATTAACGCTAAGGAGCTCATCAATATCTTCTTCGCCAGCTGCTTTCAAAAACTTAAAATTTGATTTACCAACCACAAGTGGTCTTGGTATCATAAATTCTGAGTTAGGGAAAGCACTGTACATCGAAAAATCAACAGAATCTGCGTTAGCAGTTGCTTCAGCTGTTAGTGGTGCCATTGGTGTTACAAAGACCGTACCTAGTGATTCAGTATCTCTCGCCATCGTATTCATTACTGAACGCAAATAAACAAAAGGTATTCTCAAAGTATAGGTGGCACTCTGGTCAGGCATCATAAAAACGTGTTGCATCATTGTTATATTAGCTAACTCAACTTCGTAGTTGGCTAATGGAACAAAGTACATAACTGCCATTCCCTGTTGTTGTGCACTTCCATTAATCTGAAGAATCACTTCTACATCACCGTGCCAAAACGCAAATCTGTCAAAAGGCATATTTTGCAGATTCGACACATCCCCTTCTTTCAACAATCCAAAAGGTACATCAAAACTTGCAATTGCTTTTCCAACTACATCCGTCGACTTCCATTTAAAACCTGTTCGTAAAACTCTTGATTCTGTTCCAAATTTCAAATCCATCGGTTCTTCATTCAAAGCACGACCGGCTAACTTATGGTCAGAATTCATTATTTGTCCAGCAGAAACCTCCTTATTTGCATTCGTTTGTACTAACGAACGTTCAGAGGGCCCCTGTGCTGAAAACCCATAACAGAAATCTGATCCAGAAGCTGCGGTTCTCTTTGAAACTCTTCTTCTAACTTCCAAGAAAGAGGGTTTCTCTATTGGTTCAATTCCGACCACTTCTAACGCACTGTTAACAGCTTGCGAGTAATCTCTATAGAATCCAAATCCCCACATGGAAGCTAATTCAATCGCTGCTAGGCACTCATCTCTTAAAGACTTGTTGCCATTCCGAGTACAGTGTAGTGTCTCTTCCAACGTTTCCTTCTTCAATGCCACAATATTGACCATCATACAAAATAGGGTGAGCTCCAAGGAAAGTTATATCTTCAAATTGTCTAAATTCATCTTTCAATTCTTCATCTTTCTTATCTGAAGTATAAACTTGTCCAAGGATCTCCATCCCATCCCTAATTTGAAATGGCGTCATATATGGTGCTGCTTCTTCACTAAAACAATAAATATGGTCGTCTCCTAAAACCTTCATCCTGACATGCTTGTTAAATTGCAAATGTGGACACTGCAATATAAAAACATATCTTAAATAAAGATCATGGGCAACCGTATTCATTAAAGTAGTAAAGAAACATCCTGAGTAATGCGTATGTCTAAACCAAACCTTATGCTTTCCGATTTGTGCTGGAGACCAACGTTGTTGATTAGTAAAAGATTTAAAACCTTCATTACTAACCAAACCATCGGTCCACTCTCCCACAATCTCGTAAGCAATCTTCCATATGTCCGAGTTTGATCTTTTGTCCCAATTCTTGAAATCACCAGCAACAAATTTGCTACCAACTTCGCGTAAATAATCATATATAGGGTGCATGTCATGTGAGTATTGATTCATACCCACAGCTGAACATGTAGTATAATATGATGAATTAAACGCTGCTAGAACAGAACCAAAAATCATCCTGTAACCTACAGAAGCCACTACACTGTCGCAGTAAACGATTCTTGTACGCTTTTGATCAATTTTGGACTGTGTAACAGTCTCATCTTTCAAAAACGCTAAGAATCGAGTCTCGACATCTTTTCCTTCATCGATTTCTTCTACAAATTCAAGAACCATTTTCCTAAACTCAGGATCAATACAAACTACTCCTTCATTATTGAACCAGAAGAAATCACTTTTTCCTCGTCTCTTTGCCACTTTACATAGAGGATAACCTGATGATGTTAATACCTTCAATGAAGATAAAATACCAGGTACACCTCCACAAGCTTCTTCAATCGTCAATCTACGTTTTCCCATTGGCCATTTCAAATTCTTCTTCCAATCCATGGCTGCGGCTTCCTTTATTTCATCCAAAATCTTAGGATCCAATGATGGCGATAGATGACTCAAAGTATCATTTACCATATTGACCATTGGATCTTCTCCTTCCGCTCGATCATCACTTGGTGACAACAAGGGTTTCTGCTTTTTGGCTTTCCAAGGCAAGTGTGGTGATATTACCGAGGGGGTGAGCTTACTATCTCTATTCTGAAAAACTACTTCATCACGTGGAATTTCTTCAACACGTAACAAATTAGGTCCGAAATAGGGCGAGTTAGCTCCTTGTGCTTGAAATTCTATTCCTGATTCCAAAGGTGTGGTGCCTCCATCACTTAATGCTAAATTAATATCTTCGCGAGTGACGATGACAGCCATTCCAAAAGTATCAAAACCATCAGAACCTCCTGCAACGTGCATTCCCATAATCTTGCCAGGACAAACCTGTCCTACTGACTTGATTACAGAACCACAATCTCCTTTTTCGGTTGGATATTTATAATATAGACACTCCTTCAATTCAAACTTAATTGAACCACATCTATAATTTTTGTTTACGCTCTTTCCAACCAATGTGTATTTGTCTACACCATCAAGCGTAATCATCGCCGACGTTGACCTAAAATCTGCTACATCATCATAAGACCAAAAATTCTTGCTTACATCTGGGAAAGAATTTATTTTCTTGTCATGGAATGTAACAAATGCCAGGTCATTCTCTTCATTCAAACTCAACATTGACAAATCAAAAACTAACTCCGCAGAAACTCCTCTAAATTTCACCTTCATTGGAGTTCCATTCGGAATGATCTTACCTTCTTTTAAAAATGAATGGTAGTAAGTCATAAAAGTGTTCCCTTTAATTGGATAACCATTATGTCTCACACCATCGATTTCAAAATAAAACTCTGCTGGTCCTTGTCCTTTATGAAAAACTTTCATCTGCTTATTCTGATTCGATTGTCTATTACTCACAGGACTTTGTGCAAAACAAATCGTTGCTTCTTCACTTTCATTCTCGCTACCTTCACCTTTAAAAAATCTTCGAATAGACCAAATAATTACAAAAATACCAACCCAAGCGGTCGTATTCTTCGCTGCTGCTATCGCCTGATCACTCAAACTGCTTGCTTCAAAATTTGGTGTGTATTCATCCTGCGCTCTTATAATCACAATCGGCATCTTTCCTAAACTGATAAATTTGTCGATTACAATCTTTCCCCACATCTCGTCTAACTTTTTACGATAGGTTTCATCATCTCCCGCATAATCGGTATCAAATTCTTCGGGCAAAAGGTCCTTACTAGTCAAGACTTGACTAGGTTGGATACCACCATGTAAGGTTACATAGCTTTCTTTTGCTTCTCTTGCAATACAAGAAGGACAGAGAAAACCGTGAACAATATTCTCTTCATGCTTGTGTGCAAAGTTAGCAGTACAGTAAATAGTTCTTTCAAACGTTTGTCCATACTTCTCAAACTTTGTTCCGTCTCTTTTCAAAATTGGCTCCTTAAAAGATCCAAGACATTTATGTCTATGAATCTTGTTTGGGTTAACATTTGAATGATCCAATTTCGTGATCAAATCCTTTTGCGTTACTACTTCAACTGCTTCATCTTCTGAACCTTCTGAAGCTGTTCCAAAATCTAAATCAAATGCGGGCCGGTGATCTACTTTTTCTCCATATATTCCCACTGCTTTTCCGTACTTCTCTGTCAAAAATTTATAATCAAATAATTGTTGATCAGTCATGACGTCTTTATAATCAAACAATTCTATTAGTTTGTCTCTAACTTTATCTAAGATTGACTTAACTCCTTCTTTTGACATCTTTCTCGTCAATTTACTCAATTTATTCTTCAAATTTTTCATCTGTTTATCCATTAGCATTCGCCTCTCCTCTTCGTCCATTGCTTGAGAGGTGCTCGCACCTGCATCAAAGACTGGTCCTTGTGATGAAAAATCAAATAAATTAAACAAGGCATCAGTCAACGACTGTGGCTCATTCGGTATTCCTCTAATTTCTCTCATTGCTTCTTCAAGCAATTCTGTTGGTGTCTTATCTGGTTCTACTGTCGAATTTTGGCTCTCGTCTATTTTTTTGCAAATGTCCCTATGTCTCTCATAGGCATCCTTCAACACTACAACTAACTCGTTATATGTCAATCCTCTCACTGGAACTCCCTGATTGGGTTCGACTGATTCTAAATCAAATTGTAACCAAACTAGGTCTCTAATTTGTTCATCAGTAAACGAAGAAAGGTTAATATTTGATCCAGTAAAAAGTCCTTCAAACTGAGGATTTAACTTCAATACAACTAAATAATTTCTTCTTCTCCAAATTGCTGAATTTTGGATCCCGGTGACTGTATTATATTTGGTATTATTAATGGTTATTACTCCTACTGGGACTGCGATATCGCCCTTTATTCCAACTGCGACATCATCTACACTGGGCAAATTAGGTTTAAAACATTTGTTTGAAACAAGTTCAATGTATTCCAAACCTCCTCTACACTGTGTTTGTTGGTCCCCAACTAAAAATTCATCAATCATTATTACTTTATGGGACGGTCCATTAAAACCACTCCAAAACTCATCTGCAATCGGTCGCGTATAAATTTGGTTATTCATAACTTCAAATACATCTCTAGCTAATTTAGCAGACATTAATGTCTTTCCAAATCCAGGGGGAGCTGCCAAGTGAATCGAAAACGGTAACTCACGATAAGCTTTATCGTGCTTAAATTTTTCCAAAATTGCCAAAATTTCCATAAGTGATGCTAAATGTCGAACAAATATATTAACTACTGCTGGTGATTTTATTTTTCCTTTTAATCCTTGTGCTTGCTGAACCAAATCTGAAATCCATTTAAAATATTCATCTGAAACTAAAATACGTGGTACTCTCTTCAAACGTACTACTGCCGTGGCTCTTACAATCCAATCTTCCACTAACATCTCATCTTTCTGGTGCTGCGTACCAAATTTCATCTTTAAAGCAGACTGCAAAATAGTAGGCAAAACTAAAAATAATGACCCTAAGAAAACTGTTCCCATAAAACCTGCTGTTACTAAAGAATTGAACTCCCTGGCTCGCTTTGATAAGCTTGTCATATCCATCTTAGATAACCCCAAAACCAAACAAATTAGAGTGATTATACCTGCCATTGGATCCATAATTGGTCCTTGGGCAACAAATTCTGTTGCATTTCTATTACCTGAAAAATGATTAATAAGTCTTTCTAGAATACGTGTGATTAATTTATAAGTTACAATTCCCAAAATATCAATTACCAAAATGATAACGACCATACATGATAAAATAATTAAAGTATTATAAGGCTGCTCATTAGCTGCATCTTTTATAAATTGAACTGGATCAAACATCTTTACTACAAACCTCTGCAATTTCTTAAACAAATTATCAACAACACTTCCCATTGTCTCTGAAATCAGGGACATGACGCTTTTGATTGTATCAATCATCTTTCCAAAGATTTTTGATACAAGAGAAGCGACTCCTTCTGTTGTTTTAATAAATCCAGTTTTCAAAACTTCCAAGAATTGTTTGATGATGTCACTAACTGACTGAGCTTCAAAATCAACATCTCTTACAGTGTCTCGTTCGCCATAATTCTTATAATTGCCATATTTTTCTCTCAATTCATAAATGTAATTTAAAAACCGTGAACGGCTCATCTTCGGATCACAAATTAAGTTCTTGTCTCTCGTCGTTAATGCTATTACAGTTGCATAGTGTTTCTTATATCGCTCTTTTACATCAATTCCTCGAACTTTAAGAGCAATATCTTTCAATCTCAATTCAAAACAAATAGCAACCAAATCATCCAATAAGTAGCTGTCATAGAAATACTTATTCTTAACTCTTGAAAGGCTCATACATGGGCATTTCTCGTACATTCTTCTATGATCACAGAATCTTTCTCGGATCATATACCTCACTAAACCAGTAGATATTGCTTTTGGAAAATCATCATCTGACTCATCACTTGACTCGTCTTGGGATTCTTCATATACAACATCTATCTCTTCATCAGTTGATAAATCATCAACAATTTCAAATTCGTCGAGAACGCTACTTTCGCTGTCACTCTGATCTTCTCCTTTATCAACTTCTTGCTCATCGATTGATCCCTCCTTCGGAGATCCAATCTCTTCGTTGACGGGCTTTTCCCGTGTTTCAATTGGTGTTTGAGTAGATTCGCGGACTTCACTCTCCGCGTTCGACCCCTCAACTAGGTCTCGCTTAAGTGCTCCATTCAAGGAGGCTGCCACAACACTACGGCTCGTCGCCGGTGCTCTCATTGTTTCTTTTTTCAGAGATA